GTATTAGTGGTAAACTCTACATCAAATCGTGTTGGTATTAATAAAGCAACACCAGGTTTCACCCTAGATGTTGACGGTGATATTAACTTTAGTGGCACCTTTTACGAGGATGGCGTGGCATTTGTGAGTACACCATGGACTATTGAAACATCTCCAAACGCACTCAGTTACATAGCTGGTAATGTTGGTATAGGTGAGGCTACTCCGGATGCAAAACTACACGTAACTGGAAACGCTTTTGTGTCAACTAATTTATATGCCTCAAATGTTTACACTTCAGGTGGTCTCATCACAAACACAGCGGGTACTGCGAAGAAGACATACTCTCACACAGGAACTTTACCAACTAATGCTAGTGTAGCAAATGCAACGTTCGGTATCGTTTTCTCAAACCACGTCTTCCAAGCAAAAATATACGCAGTATTAGTTGAAGCTACAGCTACCGTGAGTAGCATTACACAAGAATGTTGTGGTGGTCATCTTACGGGTGGTACACCTGGGACTATAACTGTAGGTACTACAAATGTAATTGGTCAGAATGGTTACCCTTGGGATACAGTAGTAGCATCCAATGGAACCACTGTAACTATTAAAGCAAAACAAGTTCTTGTAGGCGCTGGGAATTACAATATATTTGTTGAGTATCTCTCAGCGCATGCAGATGGTAAAGTGTTGAAGTTTACAGAAGGTGGTTCGGATGAAATTACGTTTAATTACTAGTTTAAAAAAAATTGTACATTTATAGTAATAATGACCTCTCTCATTCAAACATTTGCTGGAAATGTTGGTATAGGTACGAATGATCCAGGATCATTCAAACTAAATGTAAATGGTAGTGTCAAAGCGACTTCATTGGAAGTCAATGGAGTGGAAAATGCACAAGTTCCAATTGGTTTGATTTCTATATGGTATGGAGCTATTTCAGCCATTCCCACTGGATGGTGCCTTTGTAATGGTCAAACGATAGCTAAAACGGATGGTAGTGGTAATATAGTTGCACCCGATTTAAGAGGGGAGCTTGTTAGAGGTGCACACGGAGACTCCCCCGCGACTAACTTTCCAGGGCAGTCAGGTGGTGCTAACAGTATGACGTTAGCAACGGCGCAACTTGCGTCACACTCACACACTATCACCACCGCGCAAGCGAACGCGAACCACGGCCACAACACCCTGCAAGCGAACGCGAACCACGGCCACAACACCGTGCAAGCGAACGCGAACCACTCCCACAACACCACCGCCGTGAACGCACCCCACGGCCACGCCGCCGCGAACGCACCCCACGGCCACTCCGCCGCGAACGCACCCCACGGCCACAACACCCAAGCCGGGAACGCACTCCACGCCCACAATTATCAAGTCAGGCAAAATGATGGTGGTGTGGAAGACGCCTTCAACTGGAACGGTGGGGCTTCAAAGGCGTCTAACCGATTAACCAACGCTGGTACTGGACAGGCAAACGCACCCCACTCCCACGGTGTAAATGCCGCGAACGCACCCCACTCCCACGCCGCCGCGAACGCACCCCACTCCCACGCCGCCGCGAACGCGAACCACGACCACGCTGTACCCGCCGCGAACGCACCCCACGCCCACGGTGTACCCGCCGAGAACGCACCCCACGGCCACGGTGTACCCGCCGAGGACGCACCCCACGCCCACAACTCGAGTGCTGGAAATACCGGTCAGGGGTCGGCGATAGATATACAAAACCCTTACTTTGTATTGGCATACATCATGAAACATTAACTTATATGAAATTAGTATTAACAATTTATATCATAGTAAACTGTACTTAAAAATAAAGTCTCACTATAATATAAAATGTCAGGTGGTATTGCCCAACTTGTCGCTGTCGGTGCCCAAGATGCACACCTAGTCGGTGACCCCGAAATTAGTTTTTTTCGCTCTACCTACAAGCGCCATACAAACTTCTCCCAAACGGTAGAACGTCAGGTCATCCAGGGGAATGTCTCCAACGGTGGTATGTCCACCGTGCGATTCGAGCGCAAGGGTGATCTTCTCGGTTATGTGTACATTGTTCCAAATGATGGCACGCAGACTACTTCGTACACTGCAGCCCAATGGCGCACAAAAATTGACAAGGTTGAACTCCTCGTGGGTGGTCAAGTGATTGATGAACAGGATTCTACCTTCTCCACACTCATCGCCCCACACGTCTTAGCGGCGAATTTGTCCAAGTCGGTTGCAGGAGACCTCTTCGCGGGTGATGCCCGATTTTACCCACTCCGATTTGCTTTCTGTGAGAACTGGCAAACTGCCCTCCCTCTCATAGCGTTACAATACCACGATGTGGAGCTTAGGATCACTTGGGGTTCCACGGCGGCCACTGATAAGTGGGATATATATGCGAACTACGCGTATCTTGACACCAACGAGCGTGAATATTTCGCTTCCACCCCCCAAAACATGCTTATAACTCAAACCCAGAAGGCTACCGCATCGGGTGCTAAAATCCAAGAACTCAACTTCAATCACCCAGTGAAGTACCTCGCCGCTGGTAAGGCCTCTGCTATGGAGATTATGCATAATAACAACAAACTTAAGCTCCAAATCAATGGTACCGATGTGACCGACTTCAAGTTTGCCGATCCAAACTTCAGTCATGTCTCAATGTACTATCACACGTCATACACTACTGCCCTCACCGTTGACGGAAAGGGGCTCTTCTTTTACCCATTCTGTTTGGAAGCCTCGAAGATCCAACCCACTGGTTCTCTCAACTTCTCTCGTCTTGATTCGGCTCGTATCGTCAATGATACCAAAGACTCAGATGATGACATTTACGCGGTGAACTATAACGTTCTACGCATCGAGAATGGTATGGGCGGACTTTTATATTCTAACTAAATAATAAACCACATGTGGAAACTAATTTTCCTTATCGCCATCGTTTTTGTATTGACGTATGATACCAAATCCAAGACACTCGAAAAGTTTGTTGGTCAGCCCACAGGGCCGACACAAAAGTCTTGTGAAGATACACATTACCAATCCGTTCAATTTGCCCAAAGTCCATACGAATGTCCAACTCCAGGGAACACACGTATGGGTGTTATTACTTAAAAAGAAGAAGTGATTACAATGTATAATGATTCAAATGGACCGTGAAACTCTCATGATGGTGGCTACTATTGTAGCCGTCGCAGGTGTTATATTCCTCTTCAGAGAGATGAACAAGACTAAGGAGGATGTTGATAACCTCAAAAACTTTTCAGCTCAGCTCGTGCAGAAGTTGAGTGCCCCTCCTCCAGTCACACACCAACAAGTAGAACAAGATGTAACCACAGAGGAAGAAGTGATTACTACTGAAGAAAAATCAAAAGAATAAACATATCAAGTTATTATAACTTGCGAAAACGCAATGAAAAAATATAAAGCTATCGCGATACCAGTAAGTTTTGTTGACGAACAACCCAAGTTCCTTACAGTGAGGGATAGGAGATTTAAGGATTGGATTTTTGTCACAGGAGGATGTAGAAGGCGGGAGATATTTAATCCTATTAGATGTGCTCTTAGGGAACTTGAGGAAGAGACCCGTGGTGTGGTATCACTAAAAAGTGGAGAATATACAGAATTTAAGTTTATAGTGAAGGAGAGTCCAACGGTTGACCTAGAGTATAATGTTTATATATTTTTCGTGGACTATACCAAAAATCAACAACAACATCTCGTCAATAAGTTTTATGATGAGAAAGAAAAGATGAAATTAAGAAAAATTCAAAAATTACCGATAAAAAAAACATATGATGAGAATGATTATATGAGTTTTGATACCCTAGAAGAGTTTAATACACGTAAACGATGGAATCTCATAATTGAAAATGTAGTGAAAAATCCACAATTCTATTCGTGTGTAAGTTCTCTTAATAGAAAAACCTTCTCTATTAAGTAGAATGAAGTCTAAGGCTTACATATTGATGCAAATTGGAGAACTCCTCATAAAGAATAGAGGTCTTTGCGAGGAAGAGGTTAAATGGTGGATAAAGGATAATGAAAATAAGACAGTGTATGAACTTTTAACTATAAAAAAGGAACTTTCTCAAAACCAGGAGTATCAAGATGTATCTTGTGGGAGATGGTTTAGAGAAGAAGAACAATAATAAGGTATGTTTAAAAGGTGGTGTAGCCAAAATAATTTCAATAATGCAACCAATCTATCGCATGTGCTCCTGGACGGTGGTGTCCTTTCCGTGCCTTTCGATAAATTGAATGACTTCCATGAGAAGTATCTTGAAGCTGTCAAGAGGGGTGAGAAACTTTTTGTAGTTGAACAGAAGACTCCAAATTATAACTTCTTCGTTGATATAGACTACAAAGATGATAAGGCTCTAACTATAGAGGAAATTAAATCCATGTGCAAAATTATTTGTGATAAAGTGAAACGCCATGGTGGTAAAGAATGTCTCATCTCGGTAGCACCTCCTAAAAAGTCTGGTGATCTCATAAAAACGGGTGTACACCTCAATTGGCCAGGATTTGTTGTAGATCAATCAGCAGCTGTGGCTCTACGTGAACATATTCTCATATCTCTCACAACAGCGAAGGGTTCTGTAGATTGGAATGAAATTATAGATTCCTCGGTGTATGGAAACCTTGAAAGAAGAACAAAGGGGAGTGGTCTTCGTATGCCGTGGTCGTATAAGTTAGAAAAACATCAACAATGTGGTGGACAGGGATGTGAAGGATGCGACAGAAAAGGTAAGGTTGTGCAAGTAGCATACCTTCCTGTATTTGTTTATAAATGTGGACCTTTGAGTACCCTCCTAAAGATTGATCAAGCCCCAGATATGGATATTCTAAAAATGTCTTCTGTGAGAACTGACGAAGTCCAACACGTCACGATTGAACCACCATCAACAGCAATTAAGGAGGGATCGTTTACAACGTCACAAACTAAAGATGAAATTGATAATGATGAACTCAAAGGTCTTCTCCAAAAATTTATACATACTAACATGGATGGACAAGGGTGTGCAATTGTTACAAAGTTATTCAAACATAATGAAACGTATCTAGTGAGTACAAACTCCAAGTATTGTGAAAATCTCAAGAGACCCCACGGTTCAAATCATATATGGTTTCATATTAGTGGTTCTGTGATAGCCCAGAAGTGTTTTTGTCGGTGTGAGACTGTGAGGGGTAGGAGGGATGGTTTTTGTAAAGATTTTTATGGTCGGAAACATCAACTCCCCCCTAAAATAGTTGAAAAGTTATACCCCAAAAAAGAAGACCTCAAGAAGTGTCCGGAAATTAAAAAGTTTGAAGAAAAACCACAAGTGAAACAGTCTGACGTCAAACCACGATTAGAATCATTCATGCATAAATGTATGAAATGCCCGGAAGATACACGTGTTATAAGTATTTCTAGACAGAATAAGGATTTTATGGTGCTTACAACATCAACCTATTGTGAAACAATCGGTGGTAACCACGAGGGTCAGTATATGTCATATACAATCAAAAAGTACGAAATTACCCAGAAGTGTCCGATGTGTACGAGGGGTAAGGCGAGGACTCATAGATTAAGTGGGAGTATTGTACATACACTGTATCCAAATTAAGATACTTAAAAAGCACAAGTCTTTATATATGTAAATGGTATTCGTTAGAAGGAAATCCACCCGCCTTATAAAGAAGCCAGAGTTGTACATTCCAGAAGATACTGTTCTCGAAGATGATTATTCTAAGGAAGAACATGATTCTGAAATAGGTTCTGATATTGACACCGGTGATGAACTTTATTCAGATGAAGAAAGTGAAGATGACGATGATGGTGAAAGTCTAAA